TCGAAAAGTAGAATCAGGAACTTACAAAGTATAGGTCGTGGTTTAAGACTAGGCGATAACAAAGTGAACGCCACATTATATGATATAGCAGATAACTTAACTTATAAATCAAAAGAAAACTTTACACTTAAACATTTTCAAGAGAGAATAAACATCTACACAGAAGAAGAATTTGATTACGAGATGCATAATATCGACTTGAAAGAAAGAGATAAATAGTTATATGGATGAAATATTAGAAAAGGCCCCAAACGATTTAACAGACTATAGGCTAGTCAGACTAACAGACGGCAGTATATTGGTTGGAAGTATATCGTTAGATAATGATTTTCTAAGAATACAAAACCCCTTACAACTAATTACAACGTCAAGAATGACTACAACTGGTCTTAAAGATGATAACACTTTATCACCTTGGGTACCATTTACAAATGATAAAATGTTTGTTATTCCAAAAGATAAGGTAATGGTTATTTCAAGAGCTGCAAAAGAATTAGCAAACTATTACGAAGTGATATTGACTAAGTTACAAAATACTAAAATTAAAACAGCCTACTCTCCTCAAGAAATAGAAAAGATGTTAGAGATTGCTGATGTTTTAGATAGAGAATTAAGAGAACAAGAAGAGATAGAAGAAGCAGAATCGGAATATGAAGACCTTGATAAGAAGACTATACATTAAGCTATAGCTTCTCATTCAAGCAGCGACATAGTCGATTATACACAGATTCCTGGAAGTGTCAAGCACCTACCAAGGAATAAATTTAATTTAACTAATTTAGTGAAAGGGCTTGCATTGAACTAAAAAATGTAGTATAATAATCTCATGAAAAACGAAGAAAAAGAAGTAAAACTAAAACCAAGAGAAAAACCTCATTATGTAAATAATGCTCAGTTTCTAGAAGCGATGATAGAATATAGAGATAAATGTGAGGAGGCCGAAAAGCAAGGTAAAGAAAAACCGCCAGTAACAAACTATATTGGCGAATGTTTTTTAAAGATTGCTAATCACCTATCTTACAGACCAAACTTTATCAATTACACTTATAGAGATGATATGATTAGTGATGGTATTGAGAACTGTTTACAATATATGTACAACTTTAATCCAGACAAAAGTAAAAACCCATTTGCATACTTTACACAAATAATTTATTATGCATTTATTAGAAGAATACAGAAAGAAAAGAAACAATCATTAATTAAAAATAAATTGATTTCTAATGTGGGTGTTGAACAGATGATGGACCAAATGGTTGGTGATGAGACTCAGTATCAAAGTCAGATGTTAGACTATCTACAAAAAAATCTAAAAGAAGAAGACTTAAAAGACTAATATGAAAATAGCATTATTGAATGACACCCACTTTGGTGCCAGGAATGATAGTAGTATATTTGATGAATACTTTTATAAGTTTTATGATAATATATTCTTTCCTTATTTGAAAGAAAACAATATTAAAACACTTATTCATTTAGGTGATATTGTTGATAGGCGAAAGTTTATTAATTACAAGATTGCTCATAATTTTAAACATAAGTTCATGGATAGATTATGGCAAGATAAAATTGATACACATATCATTATAGGTAACCATGATATCTATTATCGTAATACAAACAAAGTAAATGCTGTTAAGTCATTATGTACAGCACCTGATGGCGAGAACGAACCATTTATATATGAAGACCCTAAAGTTGTAGATTTTGATGGTTTAAATATTTTGATGATGCCTTGGATTAATCCTGAAAACGAATCCCATTGTTTAGAAATGTTGAACACAGCAAATGCTGATATTTGTATGGGTCACTTTGACCTGAATGGTTTTAGAATGATGGATGCTATGGTACAGAAACACGGATACGATAAATCAATTGTATCTAGATTTGAAAAAACTTATAGTGGTCACTTTCACCACAAGAATGATGATGGTCAAGTTTTCTATTTAGGCAGTCAATATGAAATGACATGGTCAGATTACAACAATCAAAAAGGTTTTCATGTATTTGATACTGAAACAAGAGAGATTGAATTTGTAAAGAATCCAAATACAATATTTAAAAAACTTGTATATGATGATACTGATAAAAATTATGATAAGTTTGATATAACAGACTACAATCAAAAGTTTGTTAAATTAGTAGTTGCAAACAAAAGAGACCACCAAATGTTTGATAGACTACTTGATAGATTATATAATGAGATTAGTGTACATGAATTAAAGATAATAGAAGACTACTCTGATTTAAGTCATACAAATGTAAGCGATGATGTAACAGAGGGCTCTGAAGATACAATCACACTTGTTAATAATTATGTAGACCAATTACCTGTCGACCTAGACAAAGACAAATTAAAAATTATGATTAAAGAGATGTATATTGAAGCACAAGACACGGAGGTCAAGGATTGATATTATTTAAAAAAGTAAGATATAAAAACTTTTTAAGTACAGGAAATCAGTTTATAGAAATAGATTTAGATAAGTCAAACACAACACTAGTTGTAGGTGAAAACGGTGCAGGTAAATCTACAATGTTAGACGCCTTATGTTTTGGTTTGTTTCAAAGAGCATTTCGTGGTATTAAGAAAGACCAGTTAGTTAATTCTATCAACGAAAAAGATTGTGTTGTTGAAGTTGAATTTACAGTAGGTCAAAAAAACTATAAGATTATAAGAGGTATCAAACCAAATAAATTTGAGATATGGTGTAATGGTAATATGTTAAATCAAGATGCCGCTCAAAGAGATTATCAGAAACATCTAGAACAACAAATACTAAAACTAAACTTTAGGTCATTCACTCAAGTTGTGATACTAGGTAATGCTTCGTTTGTACCATTTATGCAATTAAGAGCAAGACATAGACGACAAGTAGTAGAAGAAATACTAGACATTGAAATATTTTCTAAAATGAATTTATTGTTGAGAGAAAAACAAAAGAATCAAGATGAATTAATTAAACAAACAGATTTTAATTTTCAGTTAGTTGATAATAAGATTGACGACAAAAGAAAATATATTGATGATATTAGTAATCGTAGTAAAGATTTAGCAGATTCTAAAAAAGCAGATTTAGATAAATCTATGACCGATATATCTAATTATGAAGAAGATATAAAACGAGTTAGAACAGATATTGCTAAATTACAAAAACTAGTATTAGATTCAACAAAGATAACTGCTAAACATAATAAACTTCATAGTATGGAAGCAAAGTTAGAAAATACTTGTAACAAACATAAAAAAGATTTAACTTTCTTTGAGTCACATGATGATTGTCCTACCTGTCAACAATCAATTAACGCTGTATTTAAAACCACAATGATTAACAAGAAGGCAGAAAAAGTACAAGAGTTAGAAATTGCGCTTGGTCAAATAGATAAAGAAATTAAAACAAGTCAAATGAAACTAGATACTATTAATAAAACAATGGTATCAATCAGAGAAAAAGAGTTATTGATTAATCGTTATGAAACATCTATAGAAGAAATAAAAAAACAAACAACTAAATTAGAACAAGAGATAGCAGAATTACAAGATGAAAAGGTATCTACTGCTGAACAAACTGGTGAGTTAAATCAGTTAGTCACTCAATCTTCTCAACTAGAAAAAGATAAGATAGACCAGAAAAGAGAAATGCTTTACATAGATACTGCTAGACATCTTATGCAAGACTCAGGTATCAAAACTAAAATTATAAAACAATATCTACCAATCATGAATCAATTAATTA